AGGTCGACAATAGAGTTGAAAACTTTTTTCTTTGTACTCATAAAGAACATAGTGCTCTTCATATGGAAGGTAGAAAACCCAGTATGAAGCAGAGAGATAAGATGAGGGAAAATGTTAAAAATACTAAACCTCATACGCAAAAGCGTGATTTTTCTAAAAGAATAAGTATGCAAAAAAAACTTTCCTAATGACAAAATAATGCCTACGTTTTGTGGTACGATTGACGCAACCCGTAGGAGGGACAATGAAGAAATGCGAAGGCAAGAATTGTGAACTTGAGTTTGAACCCAATTCACCCAATCAAAAGTATGCTCAATCATCATGTCGTAAATCAATAGACGTTCTTGGTTTATGCAAGTTTAGAAAGGAAAATGGAATCGTGGATATCCCCGGTCTAGATGCTTCTAGCGAAAGTGTTAGCGATGCTGCACTGCGTGTTGCTTACAACAAACTTCTTTCAGAATATGAAAAGGTTAAGAGTAAGCAGGATGAAATTGCTTCTGCTGTGTATTCAGCTGTTAAAGATACAATTGTAAAACAAAAGCCTACTGAAATTGATAGGAACTTTTTTGCAACTAAAAGCAAAAAGAATAATAAGAATGAAGAAGTAGCAGTTGCTGTTCTAGCAGACTGGCAACTCGCTAAAGTTACACCAGATTACAATTCAACTGTATGTGAAGAGCGTATTGAAAGATTTGCTCAAAAAGTTGTTGATGTAACAAATGTTCAAAGAGCAGACCATCCAATCAATGAAATTCATATTTGGTGTCTTGGAGATATTGTTGAGGGTGAACTTATTTTCCCTGGGCAAAGTTTCTTAGTTGATGGTGGACTATATCGTCAGGTAACTGTTGATGGTCCAAGAATCATGAGAAAGTTTATTAACAAGATGTTGGAGAACTTTGAGAAAGTTGTTTTTGTCGGTGTAATTGGTAATCATGGTGCAATTGGTGGTCGTTCACGTAGAGACCACGACCCAGAAACCAATGCTGACAGAATGCTTTATCGCATTATTCAATTGATGTATGAAGATGAAAAGAGAATTACTTTCCAGATCCCTGATGGTCGTGGAGAAAGAAATTGGTATGCTATTGACTCTATTGGCAACTATAAGTCAATGTTAATTCATGGCGATCAATTTGGTAGTCTTTCTACGCTTTATGGCTTTCAAAAGAAAGTTTATGGCTGGAAAGTTGGGGCTGTACAAGAAGATTTCACCGATGTTTACTGTGGACACTTCCACACACCAACTAAGATGACATTCAATACTGTACAGTTTAGAATTTCTGGTAGTCCAGAATCTACAAACACTTATGCAATGGAAAGCCTTGCGGCCATTGGTCAACCATCACAACCGCTGATGTTTGTTCATCCAGATAAGGGTATTGTAACAGCAGAATATAACTGCTGGCTATAAGGAGATAATATGAATAACAAACTATATAAAGATATTGCTGAAAGAGCATTGTGGACAGCTGCTCAGGCATTTATTGCCATTTACACTGTCGGTGGTGTTGATGAAGTTAAGTCGGCTACTGCTGCTGCTTTGGCAGCTGGTATCAGCGTTCTTAAGGGTTTTCTTGCAACTCAAGTTGGAGACCCTAGTTCGGCATCAACGCTAAAGAAGTAATATGATTAAATTCCCCAATGTATATATGCGCTGTATTAAGTGCGGTGGTAGAAAATACATTGGGGATCAATACTATAGTTTAGGTCACTACTGGGTTGATGTTACTTGTATACAATGTGGTCATTCTGCTGATATACAAGTAGACAAGTTAAATAAAATCTTAGAAAAGATACGAAATGATAACAAATAAAATTATAGAAAATAAGTTTTATTTATATAAAACACTTATTGTAAAAGTAAAGAAAATTCATCGTTCTTCCAATAGCATTGTTGTAAAATTCCTATTGGAAGGCGGTGAAGAAGTTGTGCCATTCAATGGTGGTGAATTACTTTTAAGTCGTTTGTACACTATTGGTGAGTTATCTAAAATTATTGGTAAAAGATCTGATACAATCAGAAAATATGAAAAGAATGGGCTTCTTCCCAGACCCTCTTTAGAGGCAGAACAAAGTGAAGCATATAAAAATTGGCGGTTTTATACCGAATCCGATGTTTACGATGTGGTAGCATTCTTTTCTGGCAGGAAGTCGGGAAGACCTGCTAATGTTAAAAACAACAACATAAGAAACAGTATCGTTTCTTTACGAGAAAAGGTTAATAAATTATGATTGACAATGACAAAGCAGAAATCTGGGCATCTGTTGGTATTACCAAGAATCTTGGTAACTACGAATCGCTTCGCCTTGATGCTGGTGCTAAGATTATGGCTTCTTCAATGGAAGACGAATCATCATGGAAAAAGCTTTGGGCTGCCCTTGATGAGCAGATTGAGGCAAAGCTAAAAGAACTTGATAAGTGACATGGTTTAGTAAAGCCGTTTGCTCTAATGATGAGCACTCAGAAAGATGGTTATCTTATAACCTTCTTGATATAGAATACGCCAAAAGTGGTTGCGCCAAATGCTCTGTGCATAAGCAATGTATATCAAATGCTATGAATAATGATAGCGATATAATTGCTGGCGTAATCGCTGGCGTATCTGAATATGAAAGATTACTTATTAAACTTCAAAAAGATCGGTGACACCAATGTCAATTAGTGGTAGTGATTTAATTCAAGCGTTTAAAGCGGTTTGTGATTCAGAGAATAAATTGTTTATTCCAGACTCACCCCGTCAGGATGAAATAGCAGAAAGTTTAGCAAAGCACTATGATAGCGACTTTTTACTTGAGGCTATTAAGTTATATGTAAAGTCAGAATACGGTCCAATGCTTGTTTTTGATTTTGCGATCAAATCAAGAGACTTTGTTGATAAAGTAAAAAGAGAACGTTTATCAATTGATAAATTTAAACAAACCGTCGCAGACACAAGAAAGTTGATTGAACAAGATGAACTATGAGATGCGATTGATTAACTCAATTGTTGAAAGCGGTGACATGGTTACTGCTGTTAACGAGGGGGTTGATGGTGTATTTGCTGAGTATCGGGATATTTGGAATTTTATTCTAAGTCATTATGATAAGCATAGTAAACCACCGTCAAAGGATACTATTAAGTCTCACTTTTCTGACTTTGAGTTTATTACAGCAACAGAGCCTTTGACTTATTATGTTGAACAAGCAAAAAGAGAATCTTTGGCTTTGCAAACTAGAAGGATTGTCGCCCAGGCTCATGCTCTTCTAGGTGAACTTGGTCCAAAAGAAGCTTTGTCTTATCTGATGGAGAATACTTCTAAGTTGTATAAGTATTCTAGTAATCTAAAGGATACTGACTTAGCGGGTGAATGGCGTGATCGTAGTAATGAATTACGTGAACGCTCACTTAATCCTGACAGCGATATTGTTGGTATTCCCAGCGGTATTACTGTTATTGACAAAGTGTTTGGTGGTTGGCAGGCTGGAGACTTTATTGTTCTACTAGGTTGGACAGGCGTTGGCAAGTCGTTTATTGCAAGACTATTTGCTGCTAATGCTTGGCGAGCTGGTTATAGACCAATGATTATTTCATTGGAAATGAATAAACTTCAAGAAGGTCAAAGACTAGATACATTGTTAAACAATGGTGAGGGTAACTTTACCAATACAGATCTTGTTAAAGCAAATGCCAAGATTGTAGATAGATATGCTTCATGGGCTGAAAAGACTTTTGAGGGTAAGCAACCAATCTATTTGATTACCTCAGAGGGGCTTGAAACAGCAGACCAGAACATGGTTCAGGCTAAAATTGATCAGTATCAACCAGACATGGTGATTCTTGATTATCATGGTTTGTTTGATGATTCAAGTGGTGCCAAGACTGAAACAGAAAAAGCCAAGAATCTTTCAAAGGCTTTTAAAAGAATTGCTGTTAAAAATAATATCCCTATTATTGACGTAGCAGCAGTAACTATGGCAGAAGGTCATGGTGACAGACCGCCAGAACTTGAAGAAGTAGCATGGTCTAAGCAATTAGCCTATGACGCTGACTTGGTTCTGGCAATCCATCGTGAATACAACTCAGATCTTTTTCAGGTTGTATCGCGTAAAGTTAGAAGAGCCAATCATTTTGGATTCTATTTAAGATGGAATCTTGAAACTGGTAAATGGAATGAAGAATGGGATTTAGGATGAAAACAAAAGATAATTCAATAGCATATGTCCTTAAAGGTACAAGTCGTGATGTTGAAAGTATTATCAGGCTTCGACCCTGGATGGAAGATGAAGTGAAAGAAAAATACAAATTTTCTACTACTAAACTCTATACAGATTATAAGCAGGAGACTGAAACTTTTGAATTCAAAATTGTATTCCTCAAGTAATCTAGAATCTGATATTAGAAGACTATTCTTGGATAGTAATATAAATATTCAGACTGAAAGCGGTAAAGAGGCGACTCTTTATTGTCCATTCCATAAGAATACACATAGCCCGGCTTTCTATATAAATTTAAAAACTGGGCTATGGCAATGCTTTAATCCATCATGCGATAGAAAAGGCAACTTCAGACAGTTATATAAACATATTACTGGCAAAGCTTATGGTCGTGAAAATGTTGTAGATCCTGTAAATTTGCAGTATCAGTTAGATATGGCATTGAATCCAACAAAGAATGAAGAGCTAACTATTGATTCAATTAAGATTGATTACCATAGTGATGAATTAAATCTTTTACAACCTTTAATTGAAAGAGGTCTTAGTAAAGAGACTTTATCTTATTTAGAAATAGGATTTTCAAAAGTTAAAGATAGGATTGTAATTCCAGTTAGAGATACTAAGTACAATATTGTAGGTCTTATTGGTAGAGCAGTTCATGATTGGCAAGATCCTAGATATCTTTATAATAAAGGTTTTAAAAGAGCAGACATATTGTTTAATATACAGAATGCAAAAAAGTTTGATGAGTGCATAGTTGTAGAAGGAAGTTTAGACTGTGCAAAGGTAATTCAAGCTGGTTATAAAAATTGTGTAGCAACACTTGGTGCAAAGGTGTCAGAGAATCAGTCATCTATGTTGAGAAAATGGTTTGATAAAATAATTATTTTTTCTGACAGAGATGACGCTGGAGATGCCATGTGTGATGCTATAATTAGATCTTGCGAAGGCAAGGATTTGAGTCGGATGGTCATTCCAGACCATGTAAAAGACCCATGCGAAATGTCCGAGCAGGAAATACAAAAATCATATCAAAACAAACAAACAATCATTGGAGGTAGGTAGGAAATGTTTCAATCATTAAAAACACTAAAAGACTTAGAGAAGAATATTCCGTCACAAAGCGCGTCGGGTACAAAGAAGTTTTTCACGATCTCATCGGGTGAAACTTTTAAGATTCGCTTCCGTCAGGAATTGGCAGAAGATTCAAAAAACTTTGATGAGCAAATCGGTACAGCAACCCTTGTACCAGTTGTTACATCACCGATTAACTGGAAGTGGCGTGCAGCCTCAACTTCTGGGCTTGAGAAGTTCAATTATCGTTGCTGGGCTAGTGAGCAGGTTGCAAAGGATGGTCGTTGGAGACCAAAGACTCACTTGCTTATTAACGTTGCTATTGAGACTGAGCCTGGTACTTGGGAACCGCGTATTATTGACACTACGTTTAATCAACGTCATATTGGTTTAATCTTGATGGAGTATGCAAAGGAATTCGGTTCTATTACTGACCGTTACTACAAGTACTCACGCACTGGTTCTGGTGCTCAGGATACTAATTACACTTTGATTCCGTTGGATCAATCGCCAATGCCAGAGAATATTAAGTCTTTGCCCTTACATGACCTTAACAGCGTTTACATGACTTTGCCTTATGCAAAGCAGGAAGCGTTTTTCACTACAGGTGAAATTGGTAAGGACAGTTGGTGATTAATGCTCTAGGCTGGCAGGGGTAAAACCCTGCCAGCAAAGGCAATATTATGAATAAAAAAATTTGTTTAGACCTTGATGGAGTTTTAACAGATATCAGCAAACAATTGGTTGAATATGCTGAAAATAAAGATATTAAAATTACATCTAAATCAATAGCTAGAGCTTTATTAACGCCTTGTGGTGATGAAAATTTAGAACATCTATTTGATAATAAAGCTTTTTGGTATGATCTATTACCTATTAAAGAATCATGGCATATTATAAACGAATGGTTTATGAATGGCTATGATATTTTCTTTATTACAGCAAGACGATCTGAAAACTCTATCAATGCTATAGATGGTTGGCTTGATAAATGGAGTGTCATGTACTCTGATGTAATTGTATGTGATATGTACGATAAATTTAATTTTATTAATAAAATACAACCTGCTTTTTATGTTGATGACAATCCATATGAAGTAAATAAAATTCGGGCGATGACTTCGGCACCGTCATACGTTTTCAAGACGTGGTATAATTCTTACTTAATAGGGAGTTTGAACTCAATCAATTCACTCAGTGAATTGAAGATTGGATAGTAGTGACTGATTTCGTTCATTTACATTGTCATTCAGAATATTCTTTGCTGGATGGAATGTCTACACCAACTGACATTGCAAATATTGCTTCTAGCAATGGTCAGTATGCTGCTTCAATAACTGATCATGGGACTATGGGCGGTGTTTTAAAGTTCCAAGAAGCCTGTCGTAAGACTAATGTTAAGCCTTTGTTTGGTGTTGAAGCTTACTTTGTTGATTCAGTTAAATCTGACGGTGATGGTCGCCATGAAAGATTCCACCTTATTCTTTTGGCAAAGAATGATGAGGGGTTAAAGAAGTTGTTTAAAGCTAGTCAGATTGGCTGGACAAATAATTTCTATTATAAGCCCAGAGTGGACTTTGATCTATTAACTGATCTAGTTGATAATGACATTGTTGCTTTGTCTGGCTGTCTAGGTGGGGCTATTGCTAAAGCAATTGATGCTGGTAACACTAGTCGCGCTGAATATCTATCCGAACGGTTTATTAAAATATTTGGGGATGACTTCTATTATGAAGTGCAGGCGTGGAACCCCCCTAAGATTAATAATGGCATCTTAGATCTGGCTAGTGCTTTCAATAAGAAGCCTGTAGCGACTGCTGACTGCCATTTCCCGACTGTTCATGATCGTGGTGATGAGGAAGTTTTGCTGATGATCTCTCAGTACCCTTCTTTGAACGCTGGTGACTTGCGTAAGGCTAAAGAGAATTGTCGCCATGAGGGTAGCACTATTGAGAAAATTAATGCTATGTATCCAGATCGCTTTTTGCGCTTTGATGAGATCAATCCTTATATCGCTTCTGCTTCAGAGATTCAGTCGTGGTTTAATACTGTTGGTTTGGATAGGACAGATATCTTAGAAAACACGATGGAGGTGGCACAAAAATGTACTGCGGAGATTGCTGTTAAGAGGAAGTTGTTGCCTAAGTATTTGAAGGCTTTGGATTCGGATGATTATTTGCGTGAGGTTGCTGTGTTTGAACTTGGTCGGCGTGGGTTGTCTGAGGAGTATGGGGTTAGGTTGGATGAGGAGTTGGGTATTATTGCTCGGCTTGGTTTTTCTGATTATTTTTTGATGGTTTGGGATTTGATTAAATGGGCTGATAATAATAATGTTGGGCGTGGTCCTGGTCGTGGTAGTGTTGGTGGTAGTTTGTTGGCCTTTTTGTTGGATATTTCTAAGGTTGATCCTATTAAGTATGGTTTGTTGTTTTCTCGTTTTTTGAATCCTGAGCGTAATGATTATCCTGATATTGACTTGGACTTTGAGGATAAGCGTCGTGATGAGGTGAAGCAGTATTTGAGGGATCGTTGGGGTAAGGATAATGTTGCCGCGATTTCTATTTATGGTACGTTTAAGGCTAAGAGTGTTATTAAGGATATTGCGCGTGTGTATCAGGTGCCGTATGAGGAGATTAATAATATTACGCCGTTTTTTGAGACTTTGGATGAGTTGGAGGGTTCGGCTAAGGGTCGTGTTTTTGATTCTAAGTATCCTGATATTATTCCTATTGCTCGTAAGTTGGAGAATCGTATTCGTACTTCTGGTGTGCATGCTGCTGGTATGGTGGTGTCGTCTGTGCCACTGAATGAGGTGTGTCCTGTGGAGAGTCGTAAGAATCGTGGTGATGATGAGCGTTCTATTGTTACTGCTTTTGATATGGAGGATGCTGAGGCGGTTGGCCTTATTAAGGTTGACATTTTGGGTTTGAAGATGGTTTCGGTTATTAAGGATTGTTTGGCTAAGATTAAGGATCGTCATGGGATTGATGTTACGGATATGTCTTTGGCTTTGGATGATGATCTTGTTTATGAGAACTTTAATGATGCTAATACGGTTGGAATCTTCCAAGTTGATGCTTCGGCTTACAGGAATCTTATTGAGCGTATGGGGATTTCTAACTTTAATGATCTTGCTGTAAGTAATGCTTTGGTTAGACCGGGCGCTTTGCTTTCTCAGGGTCAGAAGTATATTGATTGTAAGAAGGGTAAGGAGAAGCCTGTGTATCCTCATCCTTCGGTCGAGGGTATTTTGAAGGAAACTTTTGGTACGGTTATCTTTCAGGAGCAGTTGATGCAGATGGCTGTGAGTATTGCTGGTTTTACTTGGGCTGAGGCTGACAAGTTACGTAAGATCATTGGTAAGAAGCGTGATGCTGCCGACTTTGATCAGTATCGTGATAAGTTTATTAAGAACGCTATTATTACTCCTAAGGCTGCTGAGAAGATGTGGTCTGAGTTTGAGTTGGCAGCGTTGTATATGTTTAATAAGTCTCATGCTGTTGCTTATTCTATGTTGTCGTATCAGACGATGTGGTTGAAGGTTCATTATCCGATTGAGTTCATTTGGTCGCTTCTTTATAATGAGGATGCTCAGGATAGAATTACGGCGTATTTGATGGAAGCGAATCGTATGAGGGTTAAGGTTAATCCGCCTGACGTGAATTTGTCTAATGAGTCGTTTTCTATTGATGATGATGGTATTCGTTTTGGTTTACGCAATGTGAGTGGTTGTGGTAATAGTGCTATTACTGAGATTCTTGAGTTGAGACCTTTTTCGTCTATTGAGGAATTTAATGCTAAGTGTAGTAAGAAGCGTGTTAATACTAAGCTTAGGGATAGTTTGGATAAGGTTGGGGCTTATAAGAGTCTTGGGTATACGTCTGCTTATGATAATGAGAAGTATTACCTGCCTATTTTGGGGTTTGCTATCAACTTGAATCAGGATGAGAACGAGATTGATAAGTATGTCCAGCCTTTAGCAGGCTTCCATGAAATCAACTCGCCTTTGACCATTGTGAAGGCTGTGGTGCGTTCTACTAAGAAAACTCCTCAATACCTCCGTGTGGAAATAGAAGACCAATCTGGCTCAACTACGATCTTTTGTGATAGGAACGCTGAGATCTCAAATAGGCAGTTGATTTATGCTTTGATCGGGGACAGAACGCTTCATATGTTCTGTGATGCTTATGAGTGTCATAATTCTGAGATCATGGAATTGATCACCCTGATGGATGAGGGTATTGAACATAAGATGAGTTGGCTATATCAGGAAGAGCTCGGGATTTGTGAATCTGAAGAAACTGATAAGAGCCTAGTTTATGTTTTCAGTAGTAGATCTTTTGTTACTGCCAAGGGCAAGAATATGGCTAATCTGTACGCCTGGGATGGTGTCAAGATTATTAAGATTGTTATTTTCCCGATGGTGTATGGAAAGATTAAGCATGTCATTAAAGATAATGGTTGGTTTGCCGTGAAGATGTCTAAGATTATTGAAAAAGAAGCTTTGACTCGTCTTGACTCATATAAACTTGCTACTGACACTTCAATTATTTCTATTGAAGATTATATTGAAAGAAAAAATTTGGTAAAGGATACTTATGTTTGATAATGTAATTAATACATCCCCATATGCTAATTCTCATGGTGCTGATAGATTACATCTTGGGGCTGGAAGTCTTTATTTTATATTGCCATACATGCTGAAATCGCAAAGGTGCGTGTGTCTTGGTTCTGGCGCAGGCTTTGTTCCTAAATTAATGACGGAAGCACAGCGCATTCTTATTAAAGAAAGCTGCATAGAAAATGCGGAAGTTTATTTGGTTGATGCGGATATTGGCCCTTGGGGTAGACCTGAATATACAAATGATATTGAAAACTACCCCGAAGTCACTGTAATTAAAAAACTTACAAATGATGCCGTTGAAATGTTTAATTCTATAAATTATCTACATGTAGATGCTGATCATTCTTACGATCAAGTTTTAGATGATTTAAATAATTATGGCGCAAAGATGTCGGGCAATTGGGCTATAACTGTTCATGATACTTGGAATAATTCTAATGGCGATCACCCAGAAATTGGATCTTTTCGTGCCATGCAAGATTATGCTGATGCCAATAATTTGTATTATATTAACTTCTATATTGGTTGTGGTACTGGTTTGATAATGCCTAAGGAGGTTAAAGATGGCTACAAAGAAATGGGAATATCTAGTCTCTTCTGAATTTGAGATTAGAAAAATTATTGCTTCACACTACTTGAGTAGTTGTGATACTATTATTGATATTGGTGCTTTTAGAAAAAAATTACCAATAAAGCATAATGCTACATTACATAGCATTGATCCATTGGTGTCTATTGACAATGCTTTTCATGGGACTTTTTCTGAGTGGGTTGCATCATCGCCATATATTCATGGCAAAGTCGGTGTGGCTTTGCTAGGCTTTGATTTTGAAGGACAAGATGATGAATATAAATCTCTTGTTGAATTTATAAAAAAAGTAGATATCATTGTGGTAGAATTTGCTTATGATTTTGAGCCTTCAAGATTACAGGTTGAAAGACTCTTGCAAGATGTAGATCTAGTTGAGCATTCTTCTATTTTTTTAGAACTTCCACCTGTGCAAACAGAAGGTTTTCCTGTTTTTAATAAAAGAAAAATTCATATAGCTGAAAGGTCAAATAATGTTATTTGTAGATAAGCGCAAGGGCGACAAAATGCCTGAGCATGAAATTATTCCAACACCTAGTCTTGCTCTTAATAGAGCTTTAGGTGGTGGACTTAACACTGGGGCAACTCATTTATTTTGGGGTACGCCTTCTGTAGGTAAAACAACCATGTGTTTTAGGATTATTTCTCAAGCACAAAAGATGGGCTATCGACCTGTTATCATTGATTCAGAGTATTCTTACTCTGATGTTTATGCTGAGAAGTGTGGAATTGATATTGATGACGTTGTTGTTATTCAGTCAACTATCGTTGAAGATATTCTTAGGAATCTTGTCCCCTATTTGAATCACCCTGACGAAAAGCATATCTTTTTGTTTGATAGTCTTTCTAATATTATTAAAGAAGAATTCTATGACAAGCCAGATGGTGGTAAAGCATTGGGTCTACAGGCAAGATCGCAAGGTTACTTTTTGCAGAAGCTTGTTAATCATCTTCATAAAGAAAAAAATATCATGCTCTTCATTGCTCATCAGACTGTAGATTTAAGTGGAATGTTTGCTGTTACTAAAGCAAAGATGGGTAATACTGTTCATCATAATATGCATAACATTGTAAAGTTGTTCCTTTCTATGTCTCAAAAAGAAATGGAAAGAGATGATTCAAGTCGTATTACTAGCCAACGCGCTACTTGGACAATTGAGAAAACTAAGCAGCTTCCCACTATTGGAACAACTGGTTATTATTATGTTCTGCCTGAAAAAGGTATGATTGATACAGAGCGTGAACTTATTGATATGGCAATTGAGGCAAATATTATTCAGCGTCGTGGTGCTTGGTACTCCTATGGTGAAAACAAGTGGAACGGTATGTCATCTATTGATTTAAACGATATTGAAAGACAACAGATTAAAAAAATTCTTATGGAGTTGTAATGCTGTTTTCAATGCATACAGACCAACATATAAAAGATGCTAATGGTATTTTTGGTTATTCTTATGGTTACAGAAGAATATGTGAACATTTCAGCAAATTTGAATATAAAGACGAAAAATTAGATGTTGTTCAAAACTCACCATATTCTAAAATTCAAATGTTTTATATGGAACCAGAGTGGTATAACTTAAAAACAATGACTAATTTACGAAGTCCTGATTTTAAAAAATTTCATGATAATCAATATAAAATATATGGCACTCATTTAGAAGCAACAAAAGCATGGAGTCACTGGATTGATCCAATGAATGAAGTTGATGAAATATGGGTTGGGAATCAATTTGCAGCTGATGCTGTTATGAATTCTGGTGTTAAGACACCTACTTATGTTTTTGAACATGGGGTTGACGATGCTTGGAAACCTAGAATGAGGGGGCAGAATAATAAAATTAGATTTCTTCATGTTGATTCTGGTTCGCCAAGAAAACGCGCTGACATGGTTGAGCAAGCATTTATAATGCTATTTGGTAATAATCCTGATGTTGAGTTAACATTAAAATATCATTCACATGAGGGCGCATCTGAATTTGGTTTATCATCTCTTTTATCTAATGTAAGAAAAATATTTAAAACTCTTTCTCATGATGAGATGATTAATTTGTTTTATTCTCATGATGCAATTGTGTATCCATCCGAAGGTGAAGGGTTTGGCTTTATACCATTGCAAGCCTTAGCGTCAGGAATGCCTGTTATATCAACAAGTCGATGGTGTTCATATGATAAATATTTTAAAGATAATATTATTGAATCAACTATTGGGCCAACTTCTTATTCTGGCTATTCTCAGGGGGAAGTTGTTTTAGCTAATTTTGATTCTCTTATGGATAGAATGTTGAATTTTTATAACAACGTTAAATCGCAATGTGAGTTTTATTACAAACAAGCCCCTAGTGTGTATAAAGAATATAATTGGCAGACTAGATGCGATTCAATGCTTAATGATCTAGTTGATAGACTTGGTTATGATTATTTTCTAGAAATAGAAAATGATGATATAAAATTTATTCACTACACTGGGGCTGGGTCTTATGCAAGTATTGATGGTGTTAGGTTTGATAAAAATAATAGATCTCAAATGGTTTCTAAAAATTTATACAATAATCTTATTTGCCAAGATATTTTTCGTGAGATGACTGATGAAGAGATACTGCCTTTTAAAAATAATTTATATAATAACTTCTCGCTTGAGTAATCCGTTGACGACTTGTATGGTACACTCTGCTGTGTCAACTGTAGGAGGTGGTCTTGATGAAAAGAGATGAAAAGCAAGAAATCAAGCGTGATAAGGCTAAAGCGGTCAAGAATTCTGGCAGAGGCTTGAAGAAAGGTGACGCTACTTACCACAGTTTCGTCATTGACTATAAACATAATGCCTCTACGTTTACTTTGTCTAGGGAAGCTTGGATAAAAATGCGTAAAGATGCATGGCGATCCAATTACAAATATCCGTGTATTTCTGTTGTTCTTGGCGAGGATTCGGATATCAAGGTTGCTATCATTGACTGGGATGTTTTTAACGACCTTATAGAGGGGACAACATATGAGTAAGATAATTGGAGCGATTGTTGTTATTTTTTTGGGTTCAACATTTGCATCCATGTATTTAATGTATAAAGTTTATCAAGAAATAGAAAACGACGATTGGACATAAGATGGAATTAACATTTGGAAGTTTGTTTGCTGGGGTCGGAGGTTTTGATCTTGGTTTTCAGAATGCTGGCTGGGAAAACAGTTGGCAAGTAGAGTGGGATAGTAAGTGCCAATCTGTATTGAATAAGCATTGGCCAGATTCAGATAAGTATTTTAATGTTGAAGATGTTGATGGCTCAAAGATTAAGCCAGTCAGTTTGATTACCTTTGGTTCACCGTGTCAGGACTTGTCAGTTGCTGGTAAGCGTGCTGGTCTTGATGGGGAGAGATCCTCAATGTTTTATGAAGCAACTAGAATCATCAAGGAGATGAGAAATGCAACAGGAAATGAATACCCAAAAATCGCAATCTGGGAAAACGTACCAGGTGCCCTCACAAGTAATAAAGGAGAAGACTTCGCAGCAGTCATTGACGAAATGGCAAACATCGGGGCATTGGCAATTGAATGGCACATCTTGGATGCACAATGGTTTGGAGTCCCACACAGAAGGAGAAGATTGTTCCTTATTGCTAGTTTCTGTCCTACAATCGTTGGAAGATGTGGAACACAAATACTACCTGTCCCCCAAGACAGCGACGGGAATCTTAAGAAGAGCCGAAAGAAGAGGAAACAAGCTTCCACCCATGCTTTATCAGGCTCTGATAAAGTTAGCGGACCAACATACGGATTCAATCACAAAAACGGAATAGATCCACAAGTATCAGAAGAAGTGTTTCCAACAATGCGTGTTGAAAGTGGTGGTAACTCTGTAGCACAGCCTATCCTTTATGGCAAGACTGGCTTTGGTAATTACCAAGAAGGTGGTTCAACATTTAGGGCTACTAGCCATAAGCGACCTGATGAAAACTTTGTCATGCATACTGTTGAATCTTTTGTAAAAGTTATTCGTTCAGGGGCAAGAGATGCTGACGGTAATTTACCGCCAGAAGTTTGGCGACAAGAAGACGTTAGCCCGACTTTAAATGCTTTTGATAACAATAGTGAATCACGTTCAACTGTGTTAATTGTTGATGGAACAAGAGTTAATGATGTTCGTGTTTATGATGATGGTATTGTCCCTACTCTTATGAGCAGGATGGGCACTGGCGGTAACCAAGTTCCTTTGATTGCTGAGCCAGCAACTGCTATCCCCATTCAGGGCACGATCATTGGTCGCTCAGACTCTGCTGGACCAGCAGGAAAAGGGTTTGGTGAACCAAATGACCCTTCATATACATTAGACACAGTATCAATGCATGCTGTATGCACACCAGAATTGATTCTAAGAAGGCTTACGCCTATTGAATGTGAAAGACTTATGGGCTTCCCTGATGATCACACAAGATTTGCCGATAATGGTAAAGAAATTAGCAATACCAACCGTTACAAAATGATTGGTAACGCTGTTGCTGTGCCAGTTGTTGAGTGGATTGCTAATGAATTAAAGAAATATTGTTACTAATAGTGATACTATATAAAGGAGTATTATGGCAGATATAATTGTAAACCCAGACTGGTTAGCCGAACAGATGGGTGATAAAGCTGAAGAGTTCTTAGAGTCTATGAGAATTGTTCAAGACATTATTGAAAACCCAGATTTCTATGTTGGAGCACAGGCTTTGAAGTATGCCAATGTTCTTGCCGGGTATAGAACCATGATGATTGTTAAATCGCAGGTCTATAAGCGCAAGTCAAGTATTATGGGTGAACAGGATAAGTTTGTCAATGACATTTGGAAGACTATGTATGAGGCATTGGTTGAAAATATCAACGTGCTTAAAATAATTGGAAAAGGAAATAACTAATGAAAGCACTTAAGGCTTTAAAAGCACCAAAAGAAGAATCAATTCCTAGAGAGGATAATGTTGAGAAAACATCCGCTGATCTTGAGCAGGAATTGATTGAAAAAATTGATGCATCATTCCTTGATAGGAATGAAAAGAAAATAAAGAAAGTTGGTGGATTTCACCCTAGTTACACAAACCAATGTTCAAGATACTGGTGGTACTTGTTTAATGGTGTAGAAGTTGAAACTTCATTTAATCCACAAACTTATCGTATTTTTGACAATGGACACAAGGTTCACGAACGTATTTATACTTATTTAGATCATATGGGTATTCTTGTTGGAGAAGAAATTCCAGTAACTTATGATGATCCGCCCATTGAAGGTACTGCTGATGGTATAATTGATTTCTATGGGCGAAAGCTTATTGAGATAAAATCAATCTCAATGGAAGGTTTTGAATATAGGAGAATTTATAAGAAGCCAAAGGATGATCACTTTAGGCAAGCACAAATCTATATGCGCTGCCTAGATCTACCGCAAGCTTTTGTTATTTATGAAAATAAAAATAATCAACAAATTCTACCAATCTTGATTGATAGAGATGATGCTTTTATTGACAAGTTATTTACGAAATACAGGAAGTTTTATAAAAACTTTACAGAGAATACGATCCCTGATCAGCCATACAAAATGACATCTAAAAATTGTGGTTCATGCGATCTGTATTCTCAATGCTGGTCAGGTACGAATGGAAGCAAGAAAGAAGAGCACGAACCTTTTTAAAGAGATTTTTTGTGCTAACGATGAATGCCTTGTAAGTTTTATCCCAAAAACTTACAATGGCATTTATTGTTCATCTGAGTGTAGAAAGCTGGTGACTAATAGAAAGTTGCTAGAAAAGTATTACACAGATAAATCTAATAAAACTAAAAAAAGAACATGTATAACAGAAGATTGTATAACTATATTATCTAGGTACAATAAAGAAAAAATATGTGAAAGGTGTAAAACTGAAAGATATATTGCACGACTTGTTTCTTGGGGTTGGGATGAGCAAAAAATTAGGAAAGAGATGTTATGACTGTTTCCTCAATGCTATCCACCATGAAGGCATGTCGTGTTATTTCTTTAGATCCAGCCTCTCACTCTTTAGCCTGGGCTGTTCTTGATATGAATAAGAAAGGTATAACAATAGTTGCTTGCGGTAAGATTGACTATTCTCTTATCCCTGAGATTTCTAACAAGTTTTCTAAAATTAAAAAAGAAATGCCTTTAATTTGTGACAAGTATAAGCCTGATGTAGCAGTTATTGAGCAATCTATTTTTATACAAAACTTTCAAGCAAGCCGTATTTTGTCTTACATAATTGGTTTTACATGGGGTGAGTTGGATGACTACTGCAAGGTGGTTCAAGACGTTAATCCTTTAAAATGGAAGTCAGGCATCGGCTATAAGAATCTTACAAAGAAAGACACCAAAGATTTGAAAGACAAGTATGGTGAAAAAGGAATACAAAAAAGACTATCTGAAGAAAGAAAGCAGCGCGTCAGAACAATATTGAATAATGTATTTCCAGATTTTGATACGACTGTTGTAGATAGTGACATTACTGATGCCATTGGTATCGGTTTATGGTATGGAGTATCTAATGGCTTTAGAACCTTATAAAGATAAAGAGTTTTTATACGAGATGTACGTTAAAAGGCGTATGAATCTTACAGATATTTGCAAGTTGTTGCAAAAGAATTACAATGTTGAGTTAAGCCCTCAAGCTTTGTATAACTGGGTTAAAAAGTATGATTTATTGAAGTATAGAGGCAAGGGGCGTAATCTTAAAAGTACGTCTAACCGTCGACCTAAATCTCCTATGCAAGAGTTAGTTGAAAGAAAAAGAAGAGAAATGCAGAAAGCTAATGCTTTAAAAAAGAAAGGTAAATTTAAATGAGAAGAAATGTAAGTATTAAAGACATTACAACGTTTGCTCACTTGGATATGATTTATAATCAAATCAGAGTTCTAGAGGCAAAACAAAATTCTACTGAGTATAAATGCTTGGGGTCTGGAAGTTGCTGTCGTATTGGTTTAACAATTCCCATGATGGAATGTGCCAATATTGCTTTTCATCTTCGTCAGGAGTATTACTTGAAGATGGAAGGCTCTGGTGAAGAAGAAGCAGATAAGTGGATTGAGTCTGTTATAGATTCATTAAAAGATGCTATGCAGGATGAGACTTACAAGCCCGGTGGAGAAACTGAAAGACATTGTGCCTTTTACAAGGGTGGTTGCACTATCTATGGCTTTAGGCCATTAGTTTGTAGATCATTTGGTACTATCACTAATGTTGATGATTATTGCCCAAGAATAAGAAATGAAAATGGCGTAATTGATCATTATGGTGGTCCAGCAGTGAAAAGGATTATTGAAGATTATCAAAGCCTTTTAAAACAGTATGCTTCTGATAAAGATCAGAATTACAACTTGACGGTGTACATGCCTCTAGGCGTTCTTAGTTTCTTGCTCACAGACGAGGAACTAATTGAACTAAGAGATTCTAC